CCATTCCATGCCCCTATCCGTCACCGAGTCAAATACGATTCCCTCCCCGTATCAGTGGGAGGATCAGACATCGTGGGCCGCCCATTGCCAGGCTTCACCAGGCTCATGATGTACTCATGCTTCGCCAAACGAGTGCGCATCTTCAGACGGTCCGCGGCTGTGATTGGGTGAGGCAATGGCTTTGGCGGTTTGATTTTCTTGGTGGAATTTGCACTAGCGATTACCGCTGTTTGCTCGCCCGTTCTATTAATGAGGTTGGTCAGCAGCTCTACTACCGGACTCCACTCAGTAATGGACGGATGCGTTCTCGCTTTAGTTGGGGGAGCGTTACGCGCCAGCTCGTCATCGTCTGCCATGGCAGCAGAAAGGAACGACGTCCGCGGCAGATGCTCAATGATGTTAAGCAGGAACCGGTGACGCCGTTCCGTCCACAGCTCAGCAAGATCCCAGCCGATTAGCGCAAGGTCCGCCTCAATCTCGTTGCCGTAACGCCGGAGCAACCAGATCAGGCGTTGTCTTCCCCCGCGTCTCCGTAGTACTTGCGGTAGTGCTTATCGATAGCATCGTTCAGTGCCCGCATTTTCCACATAGGCATCGGAACAGCCTCGAACGCTTCGTACTGTTCGCCTAGGAGACGCTTAAGTGAGCCGCGAAGATCCGTAGGGTCAAGAGCGGTCTGAGTCTGCCAGTCATCCTGATACGGATCAGCAAACGTGTAGTCCTGACCATCCAGCCTGGCTACAAACTCCCGTGGCTTGTTCGCCTGCTCCAGCGCGTCCAGATCAAACACGTGCTTGTACTTAGGTTTGTTGGGATCCGGCAGGCTACGCGTGTTACTCATTGGGTGGGCCTTTCAATCAGTCCGACTTGCGCGGACGGGGCTTCTTGCTATGCGGGGCTGGCTCTGGTGCTTGCTCCTCGTCTACGGGCTTATCTGGTTGACTAAGCTCCGCTTCCGGATGCCATCCGCGATTCTTCAGGCGATAAGCAGTCTTGAGGGTGGACACAATTTGTCGATCGCCGTTAGGCGAGACGTAATACGTCGGTTCCATTCCAGATCCTTCAATGGGCGGGAAATGGAAATCCCGCCTACCGGCAGCCCACCCAGACACCGATAGGCGGGACGCTTTTTTAACTGAAGCCCATGGCTCCAAGCAGTGCCTTCCAGCCTGGCCCGCCAAACTGGTAGCGCTCAGAGAAACCGGAGGCAGCATCGTTGTAGCCGGTCATCGTGACGGACCACAAAATCGGGTCATCGTCACTGCTTTGGAACGCCTGGTCATCGAAATCAGTGACGCTCGCGCGGGGCAGATACCGACACACGTAAATGTCGCCAGCGTCGGAAAGGTCTACGGCAACAGAAAGCACCCTGTAGTACTTGGCGGCAGGGCGATCCGGCTTCTCAACCTGGACCTCGCCGGACGAGGCATCCGCGGTTACAGCGGACATGTCGGCACCAGTGTAGAGACCAATGGTTGTTTTCTTGGTCTCCTGCATGGCGATTTGAAGCGTGGTGACGTCAGACGTGATGTCACGGCGAGTCGGCTCAACCGAACCCCAGGAAGTCACGTCACTGGAATCCACGTCACGGCTGAACTGGGCGCCATCGTCAGAGATAAAGCCCACGTCTTCATAGCCAGCCGGAAGCGCGTTAAGCGAAGAATCCGAGCCAGTCACCGAGGTAATACCAGTAGCACTATATGGAGCGACGAACACGCTACCCTCAAGTGCCTTACGAATGAGAGCATTCTGGTGGTTCTTCAGGCTCTCCCAATCGGCCATTATGTAGCCCACCTTTCATGGGGCATGCGGAATAGCCCCGCATAAGGGGGCAGGTAAAAGAGTTGGGTGAGCTAGCGCCTGGTGCTGAGTTCGTAGGAGTGCAGCACGGCTCTGATGTTTTGATCCTCGTACGGAATCTCAGTAAGCCCGCTGCTGATCGCCTTATCGACTTTGGGCACTGCGCGAATGTTGGAAATCAGACGTTGCTCAATCAGGGCAGCCAGCCGCCAGGATTCAGCCCGCGAGGTGGTGAAAGTAATGATCTCTACGCGAGGGTTGTTGCTGATGAGATTCCCGCTGCCTTGCAGCCGTTTGATTCTGTGAAAAGGTAGACGTGACTGCAGATCATCGGGTGTGACTGTTCCTGTTGCCCCGAATTCGGAAAGCGCCGTCACTAGAAGGGCTTCCACGTCAGGGAATGGAGCCAAGTCAGTCATGGCTACTTCCCTTTCACTGACTCCGCGGCTTTAGCCATGATCCGGTCACCCGTACCGTTATTGAATACTTCTACAACCACAGCGTGAGGAGAGTCATTGATAAGGAGCGCCATTGCGCGGTCACCGATTACAGCGGCAGTCGTTTTAAACGATCGCTTATACTCTCCGGACTTCACAGGAGCAATCGACCGCGCGAACTCTTCAGCCTGGATTGCTAGCTCACTGACAATCCTCAGTGCTTCAGGAGAAGACATGATCTCACTGGCTGCGCTCTTGTTGGGCTCGTACCTTGCCTTATCGGCCACCGTTCAGCCCTCCACACGACGTATGCGCAATTCCAGATGGTGATCAGCACCCTGTATGTCAGCCCACGGTTCGGGTAGCGAATCTACGTTGTAAAGAGATCCGCGCCAGCGAAGCTGGTCAGTGGCTCGTACGTCACTTCCTGCCGGAAGCCAAGCCGTGAAGAGCGTGACCACGGTTTCCCGCTGGGCGGTCTGCTCAGTGCTGCTGGCGGGCTGGACGTTGCATCCAGGGATATCCGTATCCAGCGGGACCACATTCGCTGGGAGATCCCCAAACGCGTCTCGTGAATCCGCGTAGCGAACCACCGTGACAGTCTCAGTGCCCAGGATCACGCCACACCATCCAGGATCCGATAGCGATCGAGCCTGGATAGCGGAGATTCGTGGATAAGCTTGTTGGGGATGCTGTAGCTCTCCGCGGTCTGGCCTACTGTTCGGGACGTGATCAGGTTGCCGGGGTTACCTGCTTGCTTGGACGCCATCTCCAGCGCGACGCTCTTGAACACGGTCGGCACATCGGCATCCGCGTACCCGTGGTCATAGGTGATCTGGACTGACTGGAGCTTGGTGCACCAGGACATCGGGTATCTACTACGTACACGGGTCACGATCCCGGTGGTATCCCAGATGTAGTCAGTGCCTTCCACCAAGGCGACCCCATCTTCAATCACGCTGACGGCAGTCAGATGCAGGGTGGGCAGGATGACGGCTGTCGATCCGGCCCCATCAGTGACTAGCACCTGGGCCGACTCTTCGGTTACCGACCAACCGAGATCTGCCCGAATGTCATCGGAGACCTGGTCCAAGATGAGCGCTGCCTGCCCGCTATCAATCTGCCGGGGGAGTAGATACGTTGCCAGATCATCAGCGGTAGCAAACGCGCCCATCTTGGCTCCTACGCTGCAGGTTTGCGGGGCTTCCTCGTTCGGGGAGCCGGCTTAGTCGGTACGGTTGCGTGCTCTTCGGAGCCCGTGTCCGGTACTGCGGCTTCAACGCGCTCAGGTTGGGCGGGGGCAGGCTGGGCCATGCCACCAGAGACGAGCGACTGTGCCTCATCATCCGGCAAATCCACTACCTCTCCACTAGGTGGCCAGCGAAGCCCGTTACGGGTCCCAGACATATCCACGGTCATTTGAACACGCATCAGTCCTCCGCAATGATGTTCGCGGAGCGCAGGGCAGCCAGAACGGCGTTAAGCTTCGTTCCGAGCGCGTTAAGGGCGCCTTCAACCTCAGTGTCAGAAAAAGTCGCATTCAGCGCGTGCGCAGTCGAGGCATCAGCAACAGCCGCGCCGTGGACATACGCTCTTTCGTCTTCGTCATATACGCCGGGAGAGTTAGCCATTTATAAAAGCTCCTAAGTAAGGTGGCCCCAGGCAAATTACACCCAGAGCCACCGTTACCATCTCGTGGTTAGCTGGCCCCACCAGCGAAGACCTTGACGGCACCAGTAAGGTCGATCAGCGCAGCGTCCGCGCGCATCAGCGCACGGAAGGTCACCAGATCGGTGTTGAACGCGAAGTCGTCACTGCGCTCGAACCGAATCCCACCCGCCAGTCGAATGAAGTACTGCGAGATGTCGCCGAAGATAACCGACTTAGCCGACGTGGCGATACTGGCCACGTTCGGGTCCGTCAGAACCGACTTGCCAAGCAGCACATCCGGAGCGCCAGCCTGAAGACCGGGCTGCCAGAGGTACTGGCCCGTGGTGTCCTTGAGCTTTCGCAGTTCCGCAATGCTGGCGTCATTCAGAATCCAGCGGCAAGACTGGCTCATGCGGTAGGGCGCAATGACGCTGTGGTACAAATCCATCAAGTTGTCAGCAGTGAAGGTACCGCCTACGCCAGTGCCGCCGGTCTTGCCAACGGTCGCGTCAGCGACGATGCCCCGCGGCTTGCTCGAACCGTCACCCGTGACAGCGTGTGCACCGAAAGCGTTACCCAGAGCACGGCCGGTCTGGCGCGCGAGGTAACCCTCAAGGTCAACGCCAGTGTCTGACAGCAGCTCTCGCGAGACCTGGACAATGACGCCGTACTTGTAGGCACCAAGCGAAACCTGACCAAAGGTCGGGTCACTCTCGGAAATAGCGTTGCCCTCAGTGACGATCGCAGCGGTAGAGTGCGCCGTGGTCTTCGGGACCTGCAGCACCTCGCCGGACTGCGTGTTCAGCACAGTCGGCTCAGCCTGCATAATCGCGGAGACCTCAATCAGGTGCTCCATCAGGCGGTCATAGAAGCTAGTCGGTACCGTGTAGCCGGCCTTCGGCGTGTCCGCGGTCGACTTGACCAGGTCACGGTAGTTAACCGGACCCTGAGGCTTCACCTCGTACGACCGAGTACCCGACTCACCACGGAGGAAGGCCCTCAGCTCGTCGCCGGTATTGCTGGCCGCGCCGCCAGCAGACTGAGCCTGCTTGGCATCCGGGCTTACACCGCGCCGCTCAAGAGCCTCAAACTGCTTCTCCGTTTCGCGATTCCGGGCTTCTACGTCCAGGGCGCTCTTGATTCGCTGGTCCAGACGGCCCAGCTCCTCGTTGTGTGCGTCCCAGGCACCCTGTTCCTCGGCCGAAAAGGCACGGTTCTCATCGGCAGCGCGGTCCGCCAGCTCCTTGGCAGACTCCCAGACGTTTCCACGTCGCTCGCGCAGCCTCTGCACAACATCGCTCATGCGATGCTCCTTAAGGGGGTTGTGAAAAAGGCATGAACAAATGCGCGACGTGGTTGCGTTGCCTGCGCCGCTACAAGGGAAAACGGTGATACGCGCCCAGAAATGGGCAGCCTGATAACGCGTAACGTGGTTGCGTTACCTGCGTTACGCTTCAGGCAGGGAAGTGGCTAGGAATCAGACGTACGGGTCTTCCTTCTTAGCCAGAAGCTGTGCCACAGCAGCCGGGCCGAATATCTTCTTGGCCGGCGTCTTTGTGGACGGACCATCAGTCCTGATGAAGAACTTACGAAGTTCATCCGCCTGGGCCATTTCGCGGACATCTTCAATGTCGGCGTTCATGTGTTTAGCAAGCGACCGGAGGCCAACAGTGGCGTCCGGGTATGCCGGAACGTTCACAGGAGCCACGTCAATGAGCCTGGTGCCCTGAAGAGACCGCATCGGATAGCCCTGATCCGTCAGACCCCACTCTTCACCCTCGGGCATAACCGAGAAGGCGAAGGAACTCCGCCGGACATCACCACGGGCAACCAGCTCAACAATGTCCTGGCGGCTCTTGGGCGGTTCTACGGCGTAGTAGAGACCAGTTTCATCAATACGCAGTTCAAGGGTGCCGGCCTCGCTGGTGCCCAGGAGCATATTGTCGTCATGGTTGTAACGGGCGATGACCTCAGGCCAACCCGCGGCGCGACTCTGGTTGAACGCGCTCGGTGAAACCTGCTCAACAAACCCGCCCAAGTTACGGCTCAGCTTGTTGAACACGGCCGCATAGCCGCCAATCCGATTCTTGTCAGAATCGGGCGAACGAAGCTCTACGATGCTAGGGGTATAGCGACGCTCGATTTCCCCCATGGGATCTCCATTTCCGTGGGCACTAATCTAGCGCCGTCATTCCTTCACGATTTGCATATGGCAGTTGCAGTAGACGCGCTCTTCTGGAGGCAGCAAAGTATCCCCTGGCCACCGCGCGCCATTAGGAAATAGATCCTCTATGCCGGCTTTTTGACCATCCAAAGCCGCATGGGTGGAGCGAGGATTAGGGCCGGTACGCCAAACCTTCTTAAGCGGCATGCCAGATTGCTGTGCAGCTTCCCTGGTGCCGAATCCAGCGGACGCAGTTACCTCGGTTTGCGCGATTGACCCCGCGCGTACGTCTGTGGCTTCCGTGAACACTCCGCGGAGAGACGAAGCAGGGTCATCGGTAGTCAGCGCCTCTGAGACCCGATCTTCCGTAGTTCGGTTGATCGCGGAAGCCACACCGGACGCATGTTCAGTGAGCCAAGCGATCGTGCGCTCAGCGTCATACGCTTCCGGGCTCAAACCCAGCTTTCGCATAGTCGTCTTGCCCGCATAGCTCGAAATCCGCTGAGCAATGCCCATCAAGAGAGGAATCAGCTTGGTATTCCACTTATCCAGGTCGAATGCGGCGTGTGCCCGCTCGTTCAGTGCTAGGTCCGTGACCTCATCCGACTGGGCCTGGAAGAAGCGCACCAGTTCGTTGGTGGCCTCAGAGACGTGCGTCTCGGGTATGGCTGCACGAAGCTGTATCCGCTGTTGCTGAGGCTCCGGAGCGGGAAGCGCCGGGGGAGCCAATGCGTACGCTTTACCCTGCCCGTCAGGCAGTGGTGGTAGATCCTCAATCGAGCGAACCTCATCGCGACTAAGCCAACCACCCTTTAGTGCAATATCATGCGCCTCGTAGCGGGTTTTCAGATCAGCGCGAAGCAGAGCATCCACATTAAATTTCACAGACTGACCGGGAGGCAACAGCCGCGAGAGTGCGTGCTCTAGTTTGATCAGATACGGACTCAGCGAAACGGACACGAAGTCCAGGGCGTCTTGCTCGCGGTTTGCATAGGTGCGAGACGAACCGCTGGTTCCGCCGATTTTCTCTGCGGGGATACCGTAGATGCTGGCAATCTCATTAACGCCAGCCTGTATAGTGGCCAGAAACTGTGACTCATTGGGTGCAACGGAGATCGGGCGGTACTTGAAGTCTCCGCCAAGGGCGACCGGCTCGCGATGCTGAGCGGCGCGACGAAACAGTGCCTTGATCTTCTTGGCACCAGTCTCATCCAGCTTGCCAGGACCCTCAATCACAGCCGCGGGGA